ATTGCTAAAAGAATATGTGAAGTATCAGGTGGTATTAATCTTGGCGACCAGTTTAGTATAGATTTTGCAGAAAGAGAAGTGCCTATGAGTACTGATGAAGAAATCAAATACTATTCTTGGGCATTCCAAAATGATTTAGAAACAAGACAAAGTTATTTAAGAAAAAAGAATCCTGACTTACAGGAAGAAGAAATTACAGCTATTGTGGAACAAATAGATGCTGAACAACCACAAGAAGCAGACGAAACACAATCTATCATTGATAGAATAGGTGAACAAGTTGGCTAATTTAGATTTCTACAATAAAGAAATAGAAAATATCCAACAACAGTTAATTGACAAATTGGATAACCTAGTTATTGGGTTAGGTAGAGTATCTGATACTGAACTGATGCAGATTGCTAAGCAGATAGACTTCTTTGCAGAAATGGAAACATTAGGGTTTACTAAACTTATGAATAGAGTGGGTAAAACCTTTGATGATGAGATAGCAAGAGTATTTGCAGAACTATCTAAAAGAGAGTTAGGGCAAGTATCTGCAGCAAGTATCGATGCTTTAAGAGAACTAAAGAACTTTGAAATGACATACTTGACAAATGGAGTAAGGCAGTATTCAGACCAACTAAAGACTGCGATGCTAAGAGGAATCATAACTGGTGAAAGTAATATTCAGATAATGAATAACATCAATACAACCTTTGGTGTAGGAACTTACATTAGTTCAAGTGAAACTTCTTTCTTGATTAATGATGCTTTTTCAAGATTCAGTAATGCATCAAGAGCAAAGGCATATGAACAATTCCCTGAAGTAAGGTTTCAATATATTGGACCAAGTGATAACAAGACAAGAGATGTATGTCAAAGAGCATTACAAGAACCACCTCTTACAAGAGAAGAAATAAATGCTTTAGGATATATTGACTTTACTAATAGAGGTGGATATAACTGCAGACATGACTGGGTAAGAGTGTGAGAATAGATCAAGTAGTTAAACCAAATTCTAAGGTAATGTCTAAGTTAGCACAAGATGCTATTGATAAAATTACTTTAGATGCAAGTAAAGGTAAGTTTCAAAATGATAGAAGTGGATTCTCATACAAGAGTGATACTTACAGAAAATACAAAGCTAATAGTATGAGAGGTAGAACTGGAAATAAACTTAAAGCATTTAGAAACCAAGCAACTGATACCCAAACCTCTTTTGTTAATATGAGATTAACTGGTAGAACCCTAAGAAGTATGAGAGCATCATCAAAATCTGATACTGCAATCATTACTTACGATAGAGGGGAAATAGTATTAGGCAATCAGAAAAGAGGATATGACATCTATGATTTGTCTGATAAAAATCAAGAATTTATAGCCGATAGATTCGGCAAAGAACTTTTGGATAGAAACATTAAAAAGTATGTATCCAAAACAACGATAATAAAATAGGAGGGCAGAATGTCCGAAGAAAATAAAATAGTAGAAGAACAAGCAGTAGCAGAAACTCCTACACAGGAAATAAATAATGAAGAAGTCGGTGGTTTAATTGCAGAAAGCAAGAAATACCGAACAAGGGCTCAAGCAGCAGAAGCTGAGTTAAATGAACTCAAAGAAAACCTCAAACTTCAAGAACAAAAACAACTTGAAGAAAAAGAGGAGTTTAAATCTTTGTATGAAAAGATGAAGGAAGAAAACTCACAGTTAAAACCTGTAGTTGAACAATTCCAGATCCAAGAAAAACAAAGACGAGAACATCTGCTGTCCCAACTTTCAGATGATGATCAAGAAATCTATGCAGACCTGCCAACAATTAAGTTGGAAAAGCACATTGAAAGATTGGGTAATAGAAAAGTGCAAGTATCTGATGCCAAAGAGGTTACTTCAAGTGGCAAGTTTGCAGAAAATGCAAAATGGTCTGATTTATCTGACAAAGATAAACAGGAAGCAAGAAGAAACCCTAAACTTTGGAAACAGATAGTAGAGGGCTATAGAAATTAACAACTTAACATCTTAAGGAGATGAAAAACAAATGGCAAATGTAACAACAACAACAGCTGCTAGTTTTATACCTGAAATGTGGAGAGATGCTATTCTTGACTATGCTGAAAGAAAATTTCAGTTAAGAAATCAAGTATTAGACTTTTCATCAATGGTTGCAAATGGTGGCGACATATTAAACATCCCTAAAGTTGCAGAAGAAACTGCTGCTGCTAAAGCTGCAGATACTGCTGTAACTTATTCTGCTAACACAGATGAAGTAGTGCAACTTTCTTTAAATCAACATCAATACGAAGCAAAAAGAATCGAGGACATCGTAAGAGTTCAAGAATCTGCTGACCTATTTAATGCTTATGCAAAATCAATGGGTTATGCTTTAGCTAAGAAAGTAGAAAACTACTTAGCAGTTGATGTGATTCAATCAGCAACAGGTAACGATGTTTCTTTATCTGGTGATAACACTTTCACAACTGCATTAATCAGAAGTGGTTTACAAAAACTTCTTGATGCAGGATTTGACTACACAGATGGAGAAACTTTCATGTATTGTTCTCCTGCTGCTTATATGTCATTACTATCTTTAGGCGACTTCACAGAAGCACAAAAAAGAGGTGATGATGCAAATCCATTAGTATCAGGTAATGTAATCCAAGCTTATGGAATGTCAGTATATCCATCAGTTGATTTTGATGACGATGGTGGTACAGGTGATGAAACTGCAGCTATCTTTAACAGAAATTCTGTGTACTTTGCACAGCAATTAGCACCAAGAGTTCAAAGTTCTTATGACATTGACCACTTGGCAACTTCTGTTGTAGCTGATGTACTATTCGGTGCAGCACTATCTCATGCTTCTGCAAGTGATACTGCTATCGGAATTGTAAACTTCGTAAATCCATAATTTAGGATAAACGAAAATCGGTTAAATATGGGGCTAATTTCGGTTAGCCCTATATTACCATTAAATAAGAATTTGAAGGAGATTTAAATGCCATTATACGATTATAAATGTGATTGTGGAAAGATATTTGAGGTACATCAACCTATAAATGATGAAAAATACAAGAATTGTTCTGAAATCAAGCATTTTGAATGTGATAGTCCTAAACAGCTTGATAGACTCATAGGCAAACCTGCCATATTTTCTGATGACATCGGTAGAGGTCATAAACGAATGAAAGATAAAGATTTATATAAGGAATTAGACATTGAGTAGTAATACAAATATAGGTAATACTCCTGTTAATCAGGGATATGTACAATTAATCCATACTGGAGAAACTGGGGGAATTGATGGAACACTTCGTACTTTATACGATGGTGATGGAACTGCATCAGATTTACAGATTGCAAGTAATAAAGTTAAAATATCTACTCAATTATACATTGGTAGCAAAACTATTACTGAATATATACAAGATGTGGTCGGTGATATGCTTGATACCAATGGTAGTCATACAAACATTACTGCTACCTATGATGACGATGGTGATGGGGCTATTGATTTAGTATCTACTGGAGAAGTAACTCTTACAGGAACTGAAACACTAACCAACAAAACACTAACCAGTCCTATTATTGATAGTGTAACAATTTC